TTCCGATTCCATGATTTTTTGTGTCTGTAATTCATCTCCTTTTATACACAGAATTTCGTCATGGATTGTTAAAAATGGGATTGGTTTTCTCTTCATTCGCTCCCATATTCCTGTCATTACCTGCACTTCACTGTATTGCAACAGCCATGCTAAGTTCGTATGTCTTTTCTCTTTGTGAGGATTGTTTCGTTCTTCTCTGGTTTTGTATTCATTTATCCAGTCAACCCATCTCGTATCACCTTTGAATAATTTTCCTACATCATCCATTGGCTTCCCAAAAATTAATTGAAATAGGTACTTTTTTGCATCATCACGCTCTTTTAAATTCGCTTCTTTTTGTATGTGAACATATACATCCTCGCCTCTGAATATCGCATCGGAGAATGAATTTTTTCCTATATTGTCTTCTAACACCTTTGCCAGAATGGTTGGTTGCATTTGTTTCACATCAAGCGACACAATGTCTTGGTCGTGGAATTTCAATTTGAACCGTAATGACCCCTTTAGATTCACCACCGGGGTGTGAACCCTGGAAGAGAACGTATCTACAGAAAAAAATGCTTTTAGATTTGTTTTTCCATGGTCTAAGAACGCTCTGAAGTATACGGGGATGTCGCTTTCATTGACGCCCGGTAGTGTGACATGCTTCAACTGATCTCTCATCCAAACGTGTAATGGAGTTAACGGTAGTTCAATCTTATCCTTTCGTTTAGCTTTGTCTAATAGGTGTGGTTTCACCGGTCCTTTTGTGTTTAATGCTTTAAAATTGCTTTCTTCGTCGAATGTAATCTCACCCATTTCCTTCAGCATATACAACAGTCTGCGATTATTATATCCCAGATTCTGAAGTTCGTATACATACACTTTCACATGGTCATAATCTTTCAGATTTCTCAACCGATTTTTAAAGACCTGTTTGGTCCGCACGAACGTCGTTAGCTCATGTTCGTAAGCCATCATGGGAATTATGAGTACATTATGTGGATGGATCAATGGTTTCCACTCCCAATTTACCTGCCACCTGAAATCAAATCTCTGATATTCGAATTTTCATTTGATCCATTCATGGACCCGTGGTGATGCGGAAGTAAACACGAACTGATGCGGAAGTAAACACGACTTGGTTGGTAGGTGCGGAAGTAAACACGACTTGGTTGGTAGGTGCGGAAGTAAACACGATTTAATTCCATTGTTGTTTACGCCGTCTCATTATCGCTCTCATGAAGTTTCATTCAAGGGCTTTTCACATCGACAAGGTTTCACCTTCGGATGATCATTACAGGTATCTGTGGTACACGGCGGATCGCTTAGGCGGTTCACTGTTATACCGGAACGAGTGGTGTTTGAACGGCGGTCGAGTCTTACCGGTTTTGGTTGCCTGTATCTTTTTTGATCGTGTTTTCAATTTGAAGGTTCTGTCTGACGAGCTTCGAGAGTTCAATGTTTTTATACTCAATCCTATGGTGTTTGGTCCACTTGAATGGATTGGAGATCAACATTTTTTATCCAACGGCCGGGTCCATCCTCTTACATCAATCAAACGAGTTTTAAACTACGACTAAAATAAACCAAATGAATTTACCCGACGATGACTGCAATCGTTACTACTTCGCAGAGTATGATGCTATAACAAACGCACAGGACGTCTACATGGTCAAAATGACTGTTTCCCCATTTCCTATGCCTTACACTCGGTTCGTACACAGCAAAACTCTCATGTTTCCAGTTTTTAAAAGGATTGTGACATTCCCTATTCCCGAGCGTGGATCACTTGACTGCAATAACACATTGTTCAGGCCTATTTCAATTGTTTACATCGCCGCACAGAGGGTTAATGAAATGAATTTCCGGTACGAGCTTGCTGAGCGCGGATCAAATACTAAACGCAGTCGTCATCGCAACTCTATATTCATAAACGGGCATCGGTCCCGCATTGGTACGGCTGACGGTGCTACTAAGAGGGTCGGTGATTAATATTTTAAATTTTTTAATTGTTGATATCTGTTGTCTTGAGTGTGATAATGTGATAACGATCATTGCTCAGTTTGTATTCATCGGGTCTCTCATTCATCAATACAATTACATGAGGGGGTTCGAGACGTTTCATCTTACTCTCGTACTTTGGACTTAGGATGAGCCCGTTTTTCAACTCCTCAAGGAAATCGTATTGAACGAAATCGCCTTGTTTACTCCTCGGACAATCAAAGAAGAAAACTTTCTTTGTTTCATCTATCGTCAATGCCATATCGGCTTTCTTACCTGGGACTATTATTTGACCGTTTCCGTGATAATCACAGAAGTATCGCGCAAACCAACTTTTGCCACTGTTTCCAACGGAATCAACAACAAAGACGATCCTCCTGTCGTCGGGTGGTTTCAACAGGCTCTCATATAACTCTTGTTGCCATCTCCTCAATGGGTGCGCTTTTACCTTTGGTATGTTCTGCTGTTTCATATCGTCAATGTATTGCTTGACGAATGCAGGGAATTTCGCGCATACCATCGTATGGGATTCCCTTATTTCCGTCATATCCGTCATACCACTGTTTACTGCTTCTTTAAATGCGTCCATTCGCTCTTCAATTGTTAATCTGTCGTCTACTTTTCTTTTCTTGGTTTTGTCTGGTCGCACCCCAAACTCTACGAAGTCGCCTTCTTTCATGCAATATTCAATGCTTGCATTGACATCTCTCGCTGGTGAAAGATGACACTGACCAAGCGTTTGGATTGCTCGGGATAAGCGCACCCGTTTCTCGAAATATACATGGCCCTGTAAGTGTTCTGTTCCAGACTCACCTACCTCTTTACCGAATACAATGTACGTGACCTCAGTTTTATCAAGGTTTGATAATCTGTCAACATCTTCTTGTGTATAGTTATTGAGCGTAAACGCCCAATGTCGTGCTTTTAGATCTGGCATCGCAGTTTGTGATCCATGATTTTTTTGTTTTCGGTTTTGTTAGTCATGTAATTCATTTAAATTAGTCGTGGTGTATTTTTGAATTAGTCGTGGTGTATTTTTTGAATTTGAAATATTTAACTGATTTGTACACCGGGAGGATTAAATCTGGTTCGTGTCAATAGACTCTTTGTCTGTGGTACGTATGGTGATGTACTCATCAAACGGGCTAGTGCCGTGTTCTCTTTATAGATTACTTCTTGTGCTGCAATGCAATCGTACATCAACATGGATGGTGCGCCTACTTCAACTCGTCCGTGAACCTTAATAATAATCGTGTCCCATTGTTCAGAGACGAATTGATTCACGGTTGGCGGCTCTGGTAGAATTCTAGTGAAATCGATGTCATTGTCAATTGCATTCAATTTAAATTGGTAGCGGTGAATGTCTCTGAGTTTTCCGGTTAGATATGTTTGATAGTTCGACAAGTCAATGTCTTGCATTGTCAGCGACACCGCTGTGTTATACACGGTTGGATTCAATGGGTCTGGAGCCGTGAACTTGAAATCCAATGCGCTTGTTGGTACTCGGGCTGCCTCCCAGTATCCTTCATTCTGATCAGCACTATTTACAAGCGACAGCCTCAGTGCAGTTCCGACTGTGCGGTAGGACTTCACATTTGCTCGATCAGGAATTGTATCCAGGTGTCCCTGGAATGTTGCGGGTGTTACTTCTGGTAGCATTGGATCATCGTCAACTCGCCAACAAATCACATTGGATCCTCCTGGAATTAGTGCAATGTATGTGGATCCTTGACTATTGCATGTAATTTCACCAGTTGCACGCAATCGGATTCCAGACGACCTTGCTACCTTTCCATCCAACAGTTTGGGTTGTGACATCCCCTTATCGAATGGGTCAAGTAACGATTTAGTATACACCTGCAACGAGCCGCTACCCGCAGCATTGTTTCCTGTTTGTGGAGATGCCATTTTGTTTTCGGTTTTTTGTTTCCTGAATTTATGAGCTGCTCAAGGGTTTGACCATTTGTTTCTCAAATGCACCGTCGTACCAGTGCCTTTATCCCACCATGCATTTCCGTATAATTGTTTGGCGTCTGTTCCTATTATCGGCCCCGCGTGACCGTATATTCCTTCACCGCATATTATACCTACTAATGCTGCCGCCAGTCGTATTGACCATGGAATGTCTCTGTTGGATCCTTCGCCAACACTTGTCGCTAAGGATTTTCTGCTGTTGTATGTTACCAATTCCGGGTGACTTACCGGGTAAGCTTGTATGTATGGGGTTCGATCCGACGTATTCGGAAAAAATGAGTCACCACAGTGTCCTCCTGCTAGGTCTGTCACACCAAAACATGGACCTGGTGCTCTCCCACTGCAACTGACTATATTTTTATTTGCGTCTTCACATGTGTATGAGTCTGGGTAGTCTGTATCCCATTCGTTCGTAAACTTCCTCTCTGACGACCATCTTGCTTCAAGATATAGTCTGGCGTCATTGGATATTGGAGTTGTATTCCCAACTAGGGCCCTGAGGTGTTTAATCACCTCGATATTCCACGCATCGATCTCGGCTATCGTGGGATTTGTTACATCCTGGAATGGATTTACTTGGTAATATTTTTCCCGTAGTCCGCGTATCGCGTAATTGCCACCTTTTGGTTTCAAAAACGCACATAGTTCCGGATAAAAACCTCGTTTGTCAGGGCCTATGTATCCCGAATACGGGACTCCATCCCATTCAGTCCCCGACCAACTCAACCATTTTATACCGTCTGGTTCTTGACTATCCACCGTGGATACTGCTTGGGACACCACTGTCATGTTATTCATGAATTCGCCTCCCGTCGGTTTACTCGTTTTTGTATAGAGGGGGGTGTACTGTTTGAGTGTTGTAGGTGAGGGA